TATAACTCAGAAGGAGTTGTAAAAGGATTTGTACCACCAATAGTTTTTTCAGCTACTGTTTGGTCATTTTCAGTTTTAAATTCTGCAATTTTTTCATCTGTAACAGCAACTCTATCTGAATATTCCATATCAGACTGAGGTATACGTAGTTGTTGATTTAAGTCTTCAAAGTAAGCCTCAAATATTTCTCTTTGTACTTGACTACCTATTTTATTAAATTCATCAGGTGTCATATAACCCCTTTGTTCTTTATTTAAAATAAGTAATACAGTTTTATATACAGTATCTACGCTTATTGCCATTTTTAATATTTTAAAAAGAGAGGTTACTTATGTAACCCCTCATAATTATAGTCACTTGTTATTTGAACTTTTTCTCGATAGATTTATAAACCTCTACGCCTTCATCAGTTTTAAACCACGCAGCTAAAGCTGAATATGGGTTTTCATCAAAAGGAACGTTCATTAACTTTCTACCATTACTTGCCCAAGTAAATGTTCTTTGATCTTGAGATAAACCTAGTATATTAGCTTCAGTAGCTCTAATACCAAAGTTTCTAAGAGTAACATTTTCATCATTTGCTAATTCTATAAACAAACTAGGATTTGATCTAGCAAACAACATTAAATCTCTTTTAAGTTCTTTAGAACTCATCTTAGATACACTAGAGCCAGATTCAACTCTTAATATTGCTTCAGCTTGGTCTATATCCATAGTTGCAGCAGCGTTTAAAGCTTCTATTTCTAATTCTAAATAATCTAAATCATCAGTTGCTTCTTGTACATCATCTTTTTCAGAATATAAAGCATTTCTGTTTGGATGATATAATGAAAGAAGCTTTTGTAAAGCTATATCAGATTTAGGCACCATTAATACACCATCAACAAAGACAACATGACCCAATGTTACAGATCCTATTTGCTCATCAACAAATGGACTTTTCATGTTAGTTGCATATCTTAGTTCTCTATTATAACCTTTTGCCTCGTCAAAATACATTAAAGGTTTTCTTGAAGAGTGTTTTGAATTAATTCTAAATGTCAAAGGAGATTTACCATTTAATAAATGATAATACCTATCTTTAATTTCCCAAGTATCTTTTTTAATTTCTTTTGCTACAGTTTTAGCTGGAGCCTTTTTTTCTTTTGTTTCCATAATATAATATAATATAATAATTAAAATAAAGGTGGCCTTTCGACCACCTTGTAATTGTTTTTACTTAAACAGTAGACTTAAATAACACAAAGTTATTCGCGCCTTGAACACATAAACATCTCTCAGATAAGAAATGTACTTGCATTGCGTCTAATCCAGAAGTGTAAGCTCCACCAACGGAACCAACAACCCATGACTTCATTTTTCGATCATCAGCTTCAGAAGCTCTATATCTTACATGTAAGAAAGGACGTCTGATATTTTGACCTAACATTTGATCATAAACAGTGGATGTTCCAGCAGGAATCATAACACCATCAACGTCAGCTGTTAAACCTCTTGTAGAAGCATCATTTAGATATTTCCAATCAGTTTTATAAAAGTCGTAAGAACCTCTTCTAAAACCATCAAATCCAAAGTTTAACGCCATATCAGCCTCATTGTTAAATAAGCCGTAAGAAGCACCTCTAGCGCCTGCATTTCCAGCAAAACCACCATTCATTGTAGCTATCATATCATCAAAATCTAAAGCAGTAGCTCTTGATAAAAATAACATGTTTTCTTCAATAGCACCTTGCTTATCTAATTGTTTAAGAATAGCATCAAAATCACCTAAAGCTCCAGATCCTGGGTTAACAGCACCGGCAAAGTCATTGTAAATGTTTCCTCTATCTTCAATAGCAGCGAATAACCCTTCAGAGCCATCTACTGTAACACCAGAAGTTGAAGTACCTTTTTTCTCAGCTTCAACCATGCTCATTTCTAAGTAATCTTCAAAACGTAGTCTAGTTTCAGATTCAGCTTTTAGATACCATAAATAACCAGATGTTCCGTCTTCAGTAGCAACCTCAACCCATCCAATTTGAGCAGCATCAGATCCAGAAACTTCATAAAAGTCTTTAAGGATAATAGGCTTGTTGTCAAATTGTTTAAAATCAGGCTGTATTGCTTGAGTAGAATGAGTGCTAGTATTAAAAGTTTCCATACCTGGAGTACCTTTAGCAAACTCAGAGCCATAAACAAATATTTTACAAGCTCCTGCAGTTGTAGGAAGTGAAGAACCGTCATTAACAGCATAAGTTCTATAGTGTACGTTAGCAACTCTTGAAGCTCCAGAACCTGTAGCCGCGCCAACATTGTGTACTCTAGCTTTTACAGTTTTTAACCCGTTTGAGATAACTACTGTAGAACCTATTCTAATAACACATTCTTTACCATCTTCAACTGGAACAGTTAATATAGTACCAGCGCCGTTGTTAGTACAACCGTCATAAGAAATATGTAATCTATTTTGTTCAGACCAAATTACTTGATCCGATGTCATTGGCATTTCAGCGCCAACCATTCTTAAAAAACCTGATAACGTTCTGTTACCAAATCTTTCTACTTCTGCTTCATACAATTCTGGTAAGTATTGTTGAGCAAAAGTTCCTCCACCTGTGGAGCTGTCAAAAGATAAGTAATTACTCGATAGAGTAACTCTCTTTTGATGTGGGAGTAATCCCGGGGCATTACTTGCGTCTAGTGCCATAATTATTAGTTTTAAGTTTTATTTTTGTTTTGTTTTTATTTTTAACTTAGAACTATCTACACCGCTAATTGCTTTTACTCTTAATCCATTAATAAATACATCACCTGTAGATGTTACTCTAGGTTCGTTACTTACATTTTTGGATTTAGCCATCACATCTTTTACAGCATCGGCTTTGCCTTGCTCATAGAAATGATTAGCTATTGTATCAGCGTTTTCAGCAGCATAAATGGCTTTGTGGTAACCAGCATAATCTTTTACTTCACCTTTTTCATTTAGGAACTTCCCAACAAAATTAGTTAGATCAGATTGGGTGTTAGCAACACCGTCAGTATCCGAAACTCCATATCTAAATTTCTTTTCACCAATATTGAAGTCAAAACCTTTGAATTCTTGGTTAAAATAGTTTTTAGTGTTACTTTGGAACCTCTTGTGTTGATCTTGAACCATTTTCTGTTCTTCGTTGTATCTATTGAAAAAGTCAGTAGCTTTTTGTTGGTCTTGAGTTACGCCGGGTCTCAACTTGATTTCGTCGTAGTATTTACTCTTAGTGTCCTCTAAAAATTTACGGGCTTTAGCAATTTCTTCTTTGAATGCGAGTTTCTTTTTCTTTATATCTCGCTCTTCATCCATATCTTCGTCAAATGAAAAGTTATCTTCTAATAAGAAGTTAACCTCTTCTATGTCTAAATGTGGTTTAGTCTGTTTGTAGTATTCTCTAATTAAAGCATCGTCGTTTATATTGCTGTAATCAGCATTTAATCTAACGTAGTCTTCAACTGTGCCACCTGTTTCCTCCATGAACTTAACTAACTTTTCTACATTTTCTGGTAAGTTAATTTCTGGTTTAGCTGGCTCTGGAGCAGTTTCCATAACTGGCTCTTTCTTTTCTTCTACTTTTTCTTCTTCAGTAACCTCTTGTATTGGTGTTACTTTTTCTTCAGTAGCTTCTTCAGTTGTTTCTTTAACAACTTCTTTTACTGGCTCTTCTTTAATAGCCTCTTCCTTAGCTTCATCAATAACAACTTTTGTTACTTCTTCTTCTACAGGATTTTCTTTTTTAGATAAATCTACTTTTATAGTTTCTCCTTTTTTGGTAAGTTTCTTAGGTCTACCTGGTTTCTTTTTTATTTTAAAAGAACCTTCCTCTTTTACTTCTTCTGACATAATATAATATAATAGTTAATATAAAATTACTTAGGGCCAAACTGCTCTAAGCCAAATCCACCCATAGTATCATTACCAGCGGATTCAAAGTTCTTCGGTAATAAATCATTTTTTCTTTGATCTATTAACTCAGATTGTTGCGTTGCTTGTATTTTAGTTCGTTCGTCTTTACGATCTTCTTTAAATTCTTCTTGAGCTTTCTTACTTTGTCCTTGAGCTTGAGTAAGTTGCATATTGTAATTAAACTCTAGTTCCATCAACTGTTGTTTAATCTGTGCTTCTCTCTCCATCTTTTGTACTTCAAAATCACTCTTAGCTTTTTCAAGTTGCATCTTTTGCTCAGTTAATATCTGTTGCTTATTAGCTTCTGCCATAGCTGTTTGCTCTGCTAATTGTGCATTAGACTGTGCTTGAGCTTGCATATTAGCTTGCTGTGCTTGTTGTTCTCTAGCTGCTTTATCTTTTCTACGTTTCTTTAACATTTGATTAGCTAACTTTAAATTAGCAACTTCTCTAATGTCAATAGCGTCTTCGAGACCTATTTGTCCAGCTTGTAAAGCTATTTGAATATTTTGTTCTAGTATTTGTCTTTGTTCTTCGTCTGGTTCTAGTTCTAAGAATATACCAAAGTCATGTATATTTAAACTAGATAACTCTTCTAATGTACCAACATTATATCTAGATATACTAGACATTAAAGACTGTTTAGTCATCGGGAACATTAAAGCATCGGCCACTCTTAATGATATGTTTTCACAAGTTCTAAGAGTTAAATA